GACATTTTTTTATTATAAAATAATTTTATTATATTATTAAGTAAATAGTTATCTTTTTATACTTCCAATAAGCCACATATAAGTTCCACTTACTTTATTAGATTTTTGGTCTAAAGTCTTTTTATTATAAAATGGCAAAATTCTATCAGGAGCAATCGAAACTGATTTATTATCCATTGTTGGACGTTTTATTGAATTAATATTGTTGTTAACAACCCATGATTTTAAAATTACAGCATCTTTTTTCTTAGTATCTTCCATTTTAAAAAATGAAAATTGTAGTACAAATAATGCCATTGCAATGCATGTTAATGTATCATCATGACAACCATCCATATGGTCAATACGTCTTGCTTCACCTTTGAAAATCCATGTTTCCATTTCATTAATAACACGAATAGACCTAACCCTAAATGAATTATTTTTAACCATTGTAACAAAATTACTTAACATCTGATAACGAACAGATGATTGATGGAAACCAGGAAGTCTATCAGTATCTTTAAGATTATACTCACTATATTTTCTTTGAATCATGTAGGTTTTTAATGATGGGTCATCATAATATAAATTAGGGTATTTTAACCGCATTAATGTTAATACTGCTGCATCACCTGTACCACCAACACAATCTATTACTACTAAAGCGTTATTATAAGCAGTTGCATAATTAAATACAATTTCACCAATTTCATCACCTGTTCTTTTACCATTATATTCAAGAACTTGGTCAAAATATGGATTACCAATTTCATCTTTAGCATCTATATCAATAATTTCAATAGCTGTTTTATCCGCAGCATCACCACGAGAAGCATCCACTGCACAAATATATCTGTGTCCTGGTATTGGGTCTTTCCAAATCCAAGTTTCTTCAACAAACGGGTCTTTTAAATTCCAATCATCAGGTAAGTAAACCACATTATTATTAAGTTGAAACTCTATTACTTCAGGTGAAATAACATTATCAGATGAACCCAAGAAAGATACATTTAATTCTTGTGCAATTTTCATTTCATCACCATTGAAACTCTGACACATATTTTCATACCAAGGAGATGTTGGAATCCAACCATTTTTTTCTAATTCACGCCATCTTTCTTCATTATATCTTATATTTCCTTCAGCATCTATTGTTTCTTCTTTAATCCATTCAAATTCGCCAGTTTCTTTATCTTTCTTATACCATTTTAAGTTACGGTTATAACGAAGGTCTTGAAACCACTTAAATTCTACTGCATTATAATTATTTTTCTTTTCTAATGCTTTGGAATAAGTACGATAATAAAGTTGGTCTTTACCATTTGGTGTTGATACCATAATGATTTTTGCATCTCTTACTGATGCAGTTGCAGCAACAGCTTGTGCATAAACAGAAAGTCCATTTTCAATAAATGCTGCTTCGTCAAAAATTAATATAGAAACAGCCGATATACCACGAGCAGCATTTTCGCCTGAAGAACGGGCAACAACTTTACAACCATTAAATAGTTGAAGTTCAGACTTATTTCTAATCTCATAAATGGATTTTTTATTTTTCTCACTTTTAGGGTCTGGTGAATAAAATTCATCTCCCCAGAAATATCTTGGAACTTGGTCTAAGAAATCACCAATTTTTGTCACTAATTGTTGAGAAATATCAAGTTTATTTCCAATACATAATACAGTTTCAGGAGCATCTTTACTAGCAAAAACTATTTGTGCTGTTACCCATGCACTAGAAACTGTTGTAATACCTGCCTGTCTATGTTTAATAGCAATAGAATTAGGGCATTTTACTATACTTTTTAAAAATTCAATTTGTCTTGGAAATAATTTAAATGGTACAGATTTTCTTCTATCAGCATCAAATGTTGATAGAAAATTTTCGATAAAATATTTACGTGTTTTATCTGTATAACTTTTTATGTATTCGGTTTGTATTTGTTGTAATGAAACCATAATATTTATATTTTTATTTATATAAATAGTTAACAATACCCATATAAATAAAATAGAGGGCTTCTATACCCTCTATTAATCAGTATTTTAAATGCAATCAAGTTCTTCAGGTAGAAAACATTCATCATCTCCAATAACAGCAACTTGACTATTTTTATCATCTAAATATGCATCAAAATCATCCTTTTCTTTTTCGTGTAATATAAATTGAATCATTTCTTTCATTGCTTCTTTACCTTTTTTTGTCTTTGCAAAAATTTCTTTCATAAATTGATGGAATTCATCAGCAGGTAATGAAACTAATTCTGTAAAAATAAATGGTATTCCAACTTCAACTGGGTCAAATGAGTCAATTTTTATTATATCACTAACCATTTCCCATAATGAATATCCTAATCTCATATCCCAAGGCTCAGCTAGTAAAAAATCTGATTTTTTAATGACATATAAAGCGTCATCTCTTTTCTTAGGTAAACCATGTGCAGCAAATAATTCTAAAAACCCTCTAAATGATTCGTTTAAGAGAATTGGAAATATGATACCTTTTGCTTCAATGGTAGCTTGTTCAATATCATTACCAAGATGAACATCTACATTACCAGCATCAGTTCTTGACTTTTCATCATCAATATCAGCTTTAAAAAATAATAAAAAACTGTTTATTTTAGTTATTTTCTCATATAATGTTGGCAATTTATAATTCAACGCATATATGTCTTTAACAAATGCTTGAATATCACTTGAATATTTAAGTGCTGCCCCTTGTATTAATGAATTAACCAAACGTCTTTTATAAACCTCTTTAGATAATCTATCTAAATCTTCAACACCATCCACTTCAATATCATCAGTTTTTTCAGGTGTTAATCTTTTTCCCGAATTATCTATTCTATCCACTAATTCACAACTAAAAGATATAGAATCTTTAGGTATATTAAACAAATCATTTACTAAATTAGTGCATAGCTTTTCCAAGTTATTTTTTAAAGGTTTTTCAATCTTTTGACATTCATGTACTAATTTGCCAAGAACATTTGTTAAATTCTCTTCACTTAGTTCTCCAATGTCATCAAATTTACTCAGTTCGTCATATAAATTCTTGAATCTTTTATTAACGATTTTGTAGTCAAAACAATCTTCATCTTCAGGTGGAAACGATGGGTGGTCTCCTAAAGATGTCTTATGGCTTGACAAAGACTTTACTAAATGTTTTGGTAATTTAATATCATCTTTTTCATCATTAATCAAACCTTCAATAAGCATATTTTGTTTAACTATTATCTTTTTCATACACCTTGTTTAACTTCTTTTTGTTGGTCTTTAATATTTTGTTTAGCCATGTTTTGAGCATTCTTAAATTCAGACTCTTTGCGATTAATTTCAGCCTTTGGGATGTATTTTGTTAAATCAGCCATGTTAATAATTTTATTTATCGTTTTCATATCACGTCCTTGTTTAAATAATGTATCGAAAAACATGCTAATTGCATTAGTATAATTTTCTTTTGCTTGTTTAATTTCATCTGATAAACTCATAACTTCACTATTAATCAAGTCACTATACATAATAGAATCAGAACTTTCATTTAACTTACCATTAATTTTTTCACTGATTTCTTTTTTGGTTAAAACTGTTGCATTTTTTAAAAGGTTTTTTATACGCATTTCTTTTATAGCCTTTTTAGAAACAACAACATTTTCTTGCGCTGGTATGTTATATCCTACTTTATTTGGGTTAATGCCATCTCTTTGCGCATCACGTTTTGTATTTTGTATAGCCTGATTTATATTGCCATTTGTTGACCCTGTATTAACAGTTAAACTTACAGCTTCCTTAATAGCCAATTCATGTTGCTCTTTAGTTATTTTAATTTTTCTCATTGCAATAATGTAATTTATATATAATTATCTTACAATTAATCTAAAAAATAAAATCACCAAATAAGGAATATTTGGTGATTTTAATAATTTATTTTAATTTTTATTTAAACATTGGTGAAGTGTAAGGTTTAGTTTTAAAACTTTTGTTAACTTTGATTTTATCATTATTTACATTATTAGGCTTTTGTGAAATAATATCATTAACTATTTCATCAATATATGATTCTAAATTTTCAGTTAACTTTTTTGTAGATTTTTTATTTTCCATTGGTGGTATTTCAGGATTTTGGCTCATATCCTGATTATTGTCCACTGGTGACATATCTACATTATCCTGTGGCGTTTCTTGATTTTCAGAATCAGAATTTTCATCTGATTTTATTTTATTTATGATTTCTTCAACATCTTCAGGTGATAAACCTTCCACTGCTGCATCATTAGCCATACCTGCCACATATTTGTTTAAGCCCACATCTGGATTGGGTAAACCTTCATTATATTTTCTTAATGATTGGCTCAATTTACCTGCTAATTGTTGAATATATCTTTTTGGGTCACTGTTTTCATCAGCTTCTACACCAGCATCAAAATCAGCATCAAATTGTTCATCATTATCTTGTTCTCCACCCATATCATTCATTGGTGGCATTTGATTATCCATTTGTGGTTGAGGATTATCCATAGGTGGCATCTGATTGTTCATCATACCACCTTGGGGTACTTCCTCTTTTTTATCAGTTTTAATTTTTAGTACTTTTTTTTCACTAATATTCTCACTTACTTTTTTTTTTCACCTTGTCCATCAGTATTTCCTTTTTCCGAATTGTTGCTTGCAGTTAATTTCATTTGACTTAATTTTTTCATTACTGAATCAGTAATTACTTTAACAATATCATCAAAAGGTGCTGAACTACCAATTTTTAAACCATATGGTTTGTCACCATCAACTGATTTATCATTCCAATCTTTTGCACCATTAGGAGCAACTTCTTTATTATGTGGTAATGTCATTACCGTTTTTTGATAAGCAGGGTGTTTTCCAAAATCATCTAACACAGTTTCACTTTCCTCTTTAACAATTTTACCTTTTTTCTGTTTGCTTTCCCAAGGTAAGTTTTGAGCATTTGAATATTCAGAGTCAAAAGCATTATCACTTGGCAATTGAGGTTTTTGAACTTTAGCAAATTGTGGGTTTTGTTGTATGAATGCTTCCCATGCATGGTCAAATTGTGTTCCATAATCTTGATATTCATCAGGCATTCCAGCAAAGTTTTCAACATCATCTTCTGACAAATCATCTTGTGTATAATCAACACCTGGGAAAGGCATATCTTCATTCATATGAATATCTTCGTTCAAATCTTCGTCATCATTATCATCGCCTTCATTAACTTTTTTATCAAATGGCTCAGAACTACCAATTTCCCCGTTTCCTGGTTTTGGTTTGTTGATGTTATCTCCTTCTGTGTGCATTGCTCCATCAGATTCTTGAATTTTTTCAGTGTCAGCTTCAGTTTGATTACTTTCTTGACCTAATTCATCACAAAATGGTGCTGAACTACCAATTTCAGTTCCTTTAGCTTTATCCAAATAATCTTTGTTTTTATTCCATGTTAGAACTTGTTCTTCAGTAACTTTTACTTTATGACTTTCATTCATTTTAACAGCTTTTGCCCCTTTTGGTTTTTGGTTTGCAACTGAGCCAGCAGGAACATATTTAGCAGCTTCCGTATGTGGAGAGTTTGTATCTGCGCCACCTTTAGGATTTTTGTCTGATTCCATATCACTATCTGATACTGTTTCAGATTTATCAAAAGGTTTACCTGCTGCTACATGGTTGTTAGATGGTCTAACCGAATCTTTATCACCTTTGGCTGTTGCTTTTTCTGTGAATGGACCATTTTTAGTTTTGTCAGAAGGGTTAGTAGCAGGTGCTTCAGGAACTTCACGATTCATAGGTATTTTTGCATCTTCATTTAAAATACCTGCTGCATTACGCATAATTTGTCTTTGGCGGTCAATTTCGTTTTGCATTTCTTTAGTTTCTTCAATAACCCATTCAGCTTTTTCAACAGGTTTGAATTGTTCAGCAATTGGTTTTCTTGAAGAATATGCTTCATTCAAAGACATTAATTTCATTTCTAATTGTTTAGAAGCTAATGCATAACTATTAAATTCGTTAGCAGCACGGTTCATAAATCCACCTATATAGTCATAATCTTCAGCTAAAACTTCAGTATCTTTTTTAGGGGCTGTTTTGATATAGAATTTATGATTTTCTCTAATAATTCCATAAGTTTTACCATCTGCACCTTCAACATGGTATTCAACAACTGTCTTATTGATACTTGGTTTGTTTTCATTCACCAAACCATAGCTCATAAGATTTTTCATTTTCTCTATTTGTGATTCATATATCGTCATTTTGTATATAAATTTTTTTCTATTATACAGTATAATATAATTAGTTTATTTTAAATATAAATATTTCATTATTTTAATGAATTTAATTTATCATAAGTTTTTGACTTTAAATCCCATAACTTATCTATATATCCAGCATTTCTCATTACTTTATAAATAATATTTCCATTTCCCATCTCGCCATCTTTCTTTAAAGACTTTTGTCTAATGAATTTTACTTTATCATTTAATCTTTTAACTTTTTTTGATAATACATCAATTTTGTAATCATCATCAGTTTCATCAATCATATCAGATAGTTCATCAACCTGAGTCATTAACTTGGCAGCAGTTTTCTTTACATATAGTTCATCAAATTCATTATCATTAAATGGTTTTGGTTCAACAACCCATTTGTTTTTTTCAAGTGAATAAACTCCACTTGAATTAGCAGCATCATTTGAATCTTCAACATATAACTCTATTGGAAACCCATATATTCTCAAATTGTCATGGTCTTGCATCCAAGAATATTTTTTCATTTCAAAATATTCTTTTACAAACTCTATATTTTCATACACATCTTTATAATTCATAATTACATGTACATCTATATCAGAATATTTTGTCCAATTATAATTGGCTAATGAACCTGTAAACACAATATCAAGTGGTTTTACCCATTTAACATTGAGTGTCTGAATGAAATCGTCAGCAATATCCATTAATTTTAATCTCACTTTTGAATTAAGTTTTCCGTTAATCCAAAATTTTGGATTAAGTTGTGGCTTTGGTTCAAGTGGATTGAGATTAATATCGCTCATTGATACTTCATCATATAGGTTTTCCTGTAAATTTTCTTTTAATATTGTTAAATAATCCTTATTAAAAATTACTTTTCTCATTGTAAAACAGATTAATATACCATAAATACCCAAAATTTTTCTATTATCCATTTGGATTAATGAAAAATAAATAGTATATTTGCATCGTAATTTAAATTTAAAACGATTTTAAGATATGATTAAGATGGATAAAACACCTCGTGAGATTAAAGAATACTTAGACCAGTATGTTATTGGGCAAGATGATGCAAAGAAAATATTGTCTGTGGCAATATATAATCATCTAAAGCGTATCTTGATGAATGATGAAGGTATTGGTAACGATGGAGAGTTTGCAGATATACAAGTAGAAAAATCTAATATCATTATGGCAGGTGAAACAGGAACAGGTAAAACATTTCTAGTCAAAACAATAGCTGAAATGCTGGGACTTCCTTGTTATATAGCAGATGCTACAACATTGACTGAAGCTGGATATGTAGGTGATGATGTAGAAACAATTGTTGTTGGTCTACTACAAAAAGCTGATTATAATGTTGCTTTAGCAGAAAGAGGTATTATTGTTATTGATGAAATTGATAAAATTGCTCGCAAAAGTGATAATCCTTCTATTACTCGTGATGTAAGTGGAGAAGGTGTACAGCAAGCATTATTAAAAATAGTAGAAGGTAATGTAGTTGGTGTGCCACCTAAAGGTGGAAGAAAACATCCTGAAATCCCATTGACCTATGTTAATACGAAAAATATTCTTATAATTGGTCTTGGTGCATTTGTGGGGCTTGAACAAAACATAAAGAAACGCTTAAATGTTAATTCAATAGGTTTTAAAAATAAAACGGAAAAACAAAAAGAAATAGAAGGAAATATTCTTAAACAAGTGACTTCACAAGATTTACGTTCATTTGGGTTAATTCCTGAACTAATAGGACGTTTCCCTGTAATTACTTATACAAATCCTTTGACTGAAGAAGATTTAATCAAAATTATTTCAGAGCCAAAAAATGCAATTTTAAAGCAATTTAAGAAACTTTTATCTGTCGATGGTATAAACATATCATTTGATAAAGAAGCTTTGAAAGAAATAGCTAAAACAGCTTTAAAACTGAAATTAGGAGCACGTGGATTACGTTCTATTTTAGAAATAATTTTAACTGATATAATGTATGAAGCACCTGATATGTCAGATACAAAAAATATTCATATTACAAAAGATATGATAATATCAATGCTTGATAAGGTGTATAATTTGAATGAATAAAAAAGATGCTACTTAACTATTATAAGGTAGCTTAATTACATATTAACAGCTTAACACAAATAAAGTAGTAGCATCTAATATTAAATATATGTTAATGTATGGAAAAAAATGTAAAAAATGATAGGAATAACACATTAATGGGCTATTTTCCTGAAAATGAAAGTTTTATTGTAGAACTAAAATTTACAAAAGATAACAATGAAACTGCTGCAAAACTTTTGAGAAGTGCTGTTGATGGTATTGAATTATTGCCTGATTTAGTAATCAGTAAATTATATCGTGGAATTGAAACTATTAACACAGTGACAAACATTAAAAAAAGAGAAGTATTTAATGAAATGGAAAAAGCATTGGAACAATTTAAACAAGATGTAATAAATTTCAAATTTGAAGAAATAGATACTAAAAAATATGGAACAGAATACATTGGTAAATTGTAAACAAGTTATTGTTTTACGCAAAGATTTAGGTATGCGTAAAGGGAAAATGGTAAGCCAAGGTGCTCACGCTTCATTAGGGGCATTATTAACAATGTTTACTAAAGATAAAGCTAATGATAAATTCACTAATTATCTATTAACTTATAAGAATAGTGGTGATGATATGGATAAAGAAGATAAGATACTATCTTCATGGTTAGATGGTATTTTTACTAAAATATGTCTTTGTGTTGATAATGAGGATGAATTAGTTTCTCTATATAATAACATTAAAAAAGAAGCTCCCGAAATTCCAATTGTAATGATTGAAGATAATGGTTTAACTGAATTTCATGGTGTAAAAACAAAAACCTGCATTGGTATTGGTCCTTGGGTGAGTGAAGAAATTGATAAGTTCACAAAACATTTAAAATTATTATAAATGAACAAAATTTATGTAGTTGTTAAGAAAGAATATGGAGAATACAATGAGGATGGAGTTTGGTATTCTATACTTGCAGCATTTGATATGAAAGAAAATGCTAAAGAGTATTTACAAAACTATGAGAAAACAGCATCTAAAGAAGCTTATTATACATCATATTCAGTAGTCACAATCCCATTATTCCTTTCTCGTAAAACAAAAATAAAGCACAGACCAAAACAAAATACTTTTCCTATTGGTGATATTATTAAATTGAAAACATTAAAAAAATAATATGAATAAGATATATTATATGGATGATATTCTTGATGGTGAATTTGAATATCAAACTGTAAGAGAAGTATTATCAGATAATAGGATGAATATTCTTAACTTATGTAATAAAGGATATTTGTTTGATGAAGAGGTTCTTGATAGAGCTGGTATTAAATCAGAATCTAAAAATATATTTGGTGCTGATAATATAAATTACATTTATATTTCCCATGATAAATCATATTTAGAAGATATTATTCATAATAGACCTATTGGGACAACAGTTTTGAATGATTTCAAAAAGAATATTGATAACAAGCATTTTCCTGATAGTCTTAGTGAAGAAGATGAAATGGGCTATAATTTTGATTGGAGTCTACCATGTGAAAAATATGTATAAGATGATTTTGAATCAGAGTTATATCAAAATTTAAAAGAAAAATATGATGATAACCAATCATATTATGAAGATTAACGTAATATGGGTAATATTTAATATAAAAAAATTTATGAAATTAGAAATAAATTCAATAATAGATAAGGGTGAGTATAAGGGAAAAAAAGTTTCTAAAATACTTTCAAATGATAAAAAGTGTATATTTAGATTGATAAAAGAAGGTTTTAACTTTTCTGATGAAGTGTTGGAACAGGCAGGTATTAAAAAATCAATTCATTCTGTTTCAACAATTTGTAGTATTGTTGAACATGATAATAGTGAATTGACTAAAAAATTAGAAATTGATACCATAGATGCAACAACATTAATTAATGAACTTATAATTAAAGATAACCCTAAACTTTTAACAATTGATTCTGATAATGATGAATCAGTGGATGATGATTTTGATGATGATTTTGAACTTTCTGAAGAAGATATATAATAATGGCATTGTGTAAATATAATTTAAAAGATAAAATGCTAATCGGAAAGTATAAACATCATACAATACAAGATGCAATTGACATTAATCCATCTTATGTAGATTGGTTAAGAGTTCATGCTAAAAATAATTTTGAAATAGATGAAATTACAGAAGCGTATTTAGTTGATAGATTAGCATTATTCGCAATAAGTAACATGAATAAACATTTAAATAATAAAAATATAAAGTATAAAAAGAAATGAATATATTAAAATTCTCAGCACAATGGTGTATGCCATGTAAAATGATGAAACCAATTTTTGAAGAGGTCTCAAAAAATGAAAAATATAAGAATATTGATTTTATTGAAATTGATATTGAAGATGAAAATCTAATTGAAAAGTTCAATATTACCCCAAATGATTTATGTACTAAATATAGTATAAGAAATATACCAACATTAATTATTGTTGATGATGATTTAAATGAAGTTGGTAAAATGGTTGGTGGGGCTGATAAAAACAAAATTACTAATTTTATAGATACAACATTAAATCAAAAGGGAGAATAACTTCTCCCTTTTTTTATAATACATACCATATACCATCTTTATTAATGCCACTATCAGTTGTAAATGTAAGCCATTTTCCATCTTTGTAGATTTTTTGGTTTAAAACATTTTCCCATTTTCCATTTACATACACTTTTATACTTTTAACTTTTTTCTTAGCCATATTATTTTAATGCATTTTCAATATCATCTTCAGATGGCTTAACACATGTGCTATCATTAGAAGATTTATTATTTAAACTCTGTTTTTCTTCTGGATAATATTTTTTATAATCATAAAAACGTTTTTCCCCTGCAACCTTAGTCCATCCAACAGCACCAAATAATGATGCGATAGAAGCAATGACTGTTGCTACTCCATATAAATCAGTTATAATGTATCCAGTACAACAAACATCAATGATTAAAACTAACCCACATATCAATAGCAATAAAATACCTGTTAATGTAACTGATACAAGAAAAAAACTTTTACTTGAATCTCCATTATTTGATTTTATTAACAATTTGATATATTCTACAAATTTTTTCATTATTGGTTCTTATTTTACTCATAAATATTTTAAAAAAAATTAAAAACATTGGTAAAATATTATTTTAGGTTGTATATTTGCAAAAAAGAAAATATGAAAATAATTGGGCTTGCTGGGCGTAAACAGTCTGGAAAATCAGAGTTAGCTTCTGTATGTATAGAAAATTTTGAAAATGTAAGTGTTTTTAGTTTTGGTAATGCGTTGAAGAACTTATGCGCTGAATTGTTAAACATAACATATGTTGAATTAAATGAAATAAAGAATATTCCTAATAAGTTTTCAATAGTTCCTGATATAAGGTGGATTAGAATAATCAATAAAAGAACAAATATTGATGAAAAATCAATAAGAGAAACAATTAATGGTACAACTTTTACATCAGTTAGAATGATGCTTCAAATAATTGGAACTAATCTTATTAGAAAATTTGAACCTAATTGGCATGTTGATACATTAGTTAACGAAATCAAAGAATACCAATTAACCAACAAAATAATAATTGTTGATGATTGCCGTTTTCCAAACGAAAAGAAAGCATTGGAAGAACTTGGTGCGGATGTTTATTTCATACTAAGACCAACTAATATGAATATTTCAAACCATGATTCTGAAACAGGATTAAAATGGTATGATTTTGATTATAATAGAATTATAATCAATGATATGGAAATAAATAAGTTAAGAGAATATTGGAGAATTGAAATGGTCAAAGTTTTAGGTTTATCTCCATGTCTTGATACGATTGAAAACCCAATTATGGGGGATAGTCGTATATTTATGGGTTTTAATTATGCTTTTACTACGGAAAAGTGTAAAACTGCTATGGCAGCAGGTATTCTTTTGGAACATGGAGCTATTGATAAAACAAATGGTTACATTCATTACCATAGTAATAATCAACATTTATATGATATTATACACACTACATTATATGGCATGACAAGAACAAAAGAAGAAATGCCTGATATTGAATTGTATAATCCATATATTGTTGAAAATCTTAAAATGTTTATGGATTAACATTTATTAAATATTAATTTTTTGGTTTTATAAAAATTAGTATTATATTTGCATTGTTTTAATAATGACAAATATGAAACTAAAAATAATAAAGAGTATATATTCGTTTTTTCTGAATGATAATAATATAACATGGTTAATAGTTATTAACTGTTTTGTTACATTTTTATTGGCATTCAGTAGTATTCCATTATGGTTACACGATAGAATGGTTACTATTGATTTGATTTTAACAATAATATTTGGAATCGAAATTACTGTTAAAGTAAAAATATATGGAAAACGTTTTTTTAAAAAACATATAAATACATTTGATTTTATATTGGTTGTTATTAGTTTATTACCATTGTTTTTTGGCTCTTATTTGGAAAGAATGGATTATCTCTTGGTATTAAGAACAGTTAGGATTTTTAAATGTACAAGATTATTCAGAGCAATACCAAATTATGAAAGATTATTATTGAATCTTAAAATTGCATTTAGAGCTAGTATTGGTGTAATTGTTGGAATATTCATACTAATATTTATTATATCAATTATATTATCAAGTTTATATTCTAAAATCGCTCCTGAATATTTTGGTAATCCAATTGAATCCATATATACGGTATTTAGAATGTTTACAATTGAAGGGTGGTATGATATACCTAACGCAATTGCTGACAATACATCACCATTAATAGGAACAATTAGTAAAATTGTATTTTGTTTAATAGTGTTGATTGGTGGTATGTTTGGTATGAGTTTTGTTACATCATCATTTACAGATGAATTAGCTGTTGATAATAATGACAATGTAATGAAAGAATTACAAGAATTAAAAGAAATGATTAAAAAACAGAATGAGAAGTTTGGGGATAACGATTAGTATTGTTTTATGGATGCTTATCACAATTATTATGGTAATAACTGTTATTGGAATGATGCCATTTTTTGATAACAGATGAAAAAACTAATAAATGCTATTGGTTTGAAATATTAGAAACATTAATTAATAAATATTAACATGAAAGAAGGAACAAGAATTGAAAAAACATTGTCAGAAAACCAAAATTTTCCAGTTAAAGTTGAAGGTAAAATTTATTGGATTTCTCGTGCAATGGCGGTAGTTGGGTATGTGTTTAAAGAGGTTGATGGCAAACTATTTGTGTTAACTGAAAAACGTGGAAAAGGTGCAGCAGATTATGTTGGTCATTTCTGTGTACCATGTGGCTATCTTGATTTTAATGAAACTTTGGAAGATGCTGTTCTTAGAGAATTAAAAGAAGAAACAGGCTTTATTGGCGATAAGAAAAAACTTATATTGTTGAAAGTTAATTCTGACCCAGCAGAAAATAGACAAAATGTTAGTGCACATTTTGGTTATTTTGCAGATGACAAAGAAGATTTTTCTTTGGAGAAAGCTATTGGTGGTGAAAAAGATGAAATTGAACTTGTTAATTGGATGTATATTGGAAAAATTACAGGTCTAAAATGGTGGGAAAAAATCTTTAAAAAAGATAAACGTAAAACATTAATATCTGATTTTGATTGGTTTTATTCACATAAATGGGCATTTAATCATCATTTAAGACTTAACAATTATCTTTCAAAGTTTTATAAAATAAAAATATAATTATTTATATGATATAAAACTATTAATATGAAAGCAAAAACTAAAATTGGAACTATTGAAGATTATGTTAAAGCTAACAGAAAAGCTTCAAGAGAAGAAGAACTAGAAAGAAATGGTGGACGGTGGGTAGCAAAAGACCGTCCCCATAAAAATAAAAAAGCGTATAATAGAAAAGAGGGTAAAAGAATTAATTTCGATTACCCTCTTTATCATTTATATTACCTCAATTAAGGATTTTTTGCTTCTAATGCTTCTATTTTTTCAATTAAACTATTAATTGTAGTTTGTAATGCATCAATTTGTTCTTTAAGAGCAATTTCTTTTGCAACTCCATCTAATTTTGCAGTAATACTACCTTTACCTATTAATATTAAACTATTAATATTAGAACCAATTTCTAATGTATTTCCAGATTTTAAAGTTAAAATATCAACAGGAGAACTTGGGTCTGTTATATCAGGATTAGGATATGGATAAGCAGAAATAGATTTACCTTGTTGTAAAATTAAACCATTATTTACAATTTTATTAAGGTTGGCTTCTATTTCATCTTCTCTATCTGTTGCTCTTGTTACTTCAGAATTTAATCTTGTATTTAAATCATTATAATTTGTGGCTTGTAAAGTTGATTCAGCAGTTAAATCACTTCTAACACTTGCAATGTTAGTTTTATTTTCTTCAATACTTGCTTTAATAGCAGTATCATCATAATTACTTAATCCAGTAAGTTTAGTTTTTTCAACAGTTGTGAAGTTTTCTTGCGAAAGTCCCATACCATCTACTTTATCAACTTTAGTTGCAATTGCTTGTTCATTAGCAGTGATTTTTTCTTCTAATGCAGTATCAGCCGTTTTATATGCAGTATCTAATGATGCTATATCATTTTTAATATCTGTATCATCGTAGTTACTTAAACCTTCAAGTTTTGTTTTTAATGCAGTTGTAAAATCTTCTTCTGATAAGCCTTTACCATCTACTTTATCAACTTTAACCTCGACATCGCTTAAATAAGCTATTTTGTTAGCATTTTCACCTGATTGACCTTGTTCTTGAACAGTTACTCTAACACCAGCTGGTACATTTAAGTTTAATGGATATTTTGAAGAACCAAAATCCATTATATCATATTGACTTAATTGAGCAATAGTTGCACCATCAGTAGGATTACTACCATCTGTGCCATATTTAGTACCAACTATTTGACCACCTGAAGGTAATACAATTTTAGATTTACTTTCATCCCAAGTTACTTTTGTTTCCAAAGCATTATTAATATTTGCTTCAGCTTCTAAAGCTCTTTCATGTTCATAATCAACATCAGTTCTTAACTTAGCTTCAACCCCACTTGCACGTGTTTCTTCAGCAGTAATTTTTCCATTTATTTCTGAAATTGCTTCATCAATAGCAATAATTTTAATACCATCTGAAGTTACTTGTATATATGATTGAGATGATGGGTCTAATTTTATTGAAAATACATTTCCAGTTAATTCTAAGCCATTTCCTGCTTCATATGTATCAACTAATTCTCCAATGTTAACTTTTGTCACTTTTTCACCATCAGTTGTATCATCATATTCAACATTTTTTAAGAATTGGTCTTTAGGAATGTTAATATCTCCTTTTACAACTCCATCAACCATTAATTCATAATGTAATTGATTATCAACATCTTGAACTAATTCAACAGAAGAAACTTTTCCATTAACATCTTCTATTAATGCAATTTCTTTTGTATCATTATATGTTGGTCTTTCTTCTGAACCATTCATATTAAATGGAAGTTTGGTAGAACCAAAGTCAGCTTTATCCCATTT